GTCAGCCATCAGACTTGACCTTTAACGTGGTATGTGCTTGATTTCATTAGAAATTTCCGGCGTAGATATTAAACCGCTGCCTAGTTCCAATAAGGCTATACGGAAGCGCCATGATGTCGTCGGGGTTGTTGATGCGCTTGAGGTTGCGCTTGGACGTCATGGCGATGCGCTGCACCTGCCGGGACGGCTCCACGCCAAACTCCGGGGCTAGTTCGCAAGCCAGATTGTAACGGAAACAGCGCAGATAACCCGGCGGGAAAGCCAGATCGGTCGCCAGGTTGGCCGGCTGGCTCAACGTCTGCACCGACACGATATGGAACTCCAGATCCTTGGTAGGCACCGGATACACGTACATCTCAACGTCGGGGTACGTCATGTTGACCCACAGCACCTGCGGGTAGGTGCTGGTCACGGTCTTGACGGCGATGCCGTTGTACTGCTGTTGATTGATGAGTTTCAGACCAAACGAGATGCCGTTGGTCGGGTCGCGGAAATAAGTGCTGTCGTCGATAAGAACAGGGCGTAGGCCGACAATGTCGCCCGTCGGGCCAAAAGTACGCGAGCGCTGCCCCGGCGGCCAGGTTTCAACTTGATCTATGGTTGAAAAAACCGACAGTCGTTCAGTGTTCCAACTGTCGATCATCTGGTTCATGGCGACCAGCGCGTCTTGCGCGGTTTCGGAAGAGGGAACTTCGCCTTCCGCCAACTGACCAATGAGCCGCAAGGAACCGTAAATGATGTCGGCAGTTGTCGTCATGCTAGTCGTCCTTCCGGGGGCGGCCGCGACGGCGCGGAGCCTCTGCCATCACGTTAGCTTCAGCCGTCAATTCTGGCAAGTCGTCGGCCGGGGCGACCATTTCGTCCGGGTCGAAACGCACCCAGCCGTTCTGTTCGTCGTACTGCGCTTCCATTTCCATCGTGGCAATCTTGACGCCATGACGGTAGTGCATCAGGTAAATTTCAGCCATGGTTTTCCCTTGTGAAGAACAGGCGGTCCGAGAACCGCCTGTTTGATTACGCGATGAGGTTCAGCGCCTGAAGCCGACTTTCAAGCTGCGCAACGCGCGTCTGAAGGTTGGCGATGACGGCCAGCACCGAGTTGCCTTCGTCCTTGGTCACAAAGCCAAAAGGCGTCGTGGAGGTCAAGTCCTGAATGGCGTAGTCCGGCGTGCCGGGAGCCGTGGACGTGATGGTCGTCAACTGCGTCGTCAGGGCTGCACCCTTGGCCGAGTAGACCGGGTTAACGATGGTGGGGCCGTCGAGGTACGGATCCTCGTAGGCAACACCAACAGGCTTCGTATTGGGCATGTTGTTCTCCTTGATGAGTTAGACCCCCGCCGAAGCGGGGGTCGTGTTACTTACGAGATCGCGTACAGCGCCCAAGAGCTGTCGCCCAGACGACGGGCGCGGAAGCTGCGTACCGTACCAGCAGTGTTCGTGATGGTCATCAGACCCTGCGAACCGCTTGAACCAATCGTCCAGCCGGTGTTGGTCGTCATGGTGATGACGCCAGAGCCGGTGACGTTGATCACGCGGAAGTCGAAGGTCGAGCCGACCTTGGAGTTGGTCAGCAGCGCATCAAGGTCCGAGGCCAGCGGCAGCGTGTACGCCGCCGTGGTCGTCGGGGAGCCGAGGATGATGCCGTTGACCAACTGAGCCGAGGTCAGCGTCGCGCTGTCTACGGCAGTTACGGGGGCCGCAGCGACGGAAATCTTAACTTCGTTAAGATTGCCATCGTTGAACTGATAACCGCCGCCTACGCTAGGAATAGCCATTGTCGTATTCTCCTATCTTTAACCTGTTAACCCCAGAGACGGCAAGCCATCGGGGCGCGGATGACCGAGTAGCCATACAGCACGTCAATACGGCACGGCAGGCGGTCATTGTTGATGTCGTACTGGCGCACAATTCGCATCGAGATGCCATTGTGAACCTGGCGAGAAGCCATATCGACACCCTGCGGCAGAAGAAGATCGGCCGTAGCGAACGAGATGGCGTCCTTGTGGTAGATCAGGTTCTGCGGGTAGGAGGTCGAAGCTGCGCCGATGAACGTCACGGCCTTACCAGTGATGGTGAGGGTGGAGACGGAGGCGAGAGCGTTCGTCGGCGAGTAGAGCGCCGGCGAGACGGCCAGCGTCACAGCGCCGCCAGCAGACGAGGTGTTGGCTGCCGTCACGGTGAACTGCTGGAGCGAACCCGTGCTTTCGCGGGTCTGCGGGTTCACAGAGAAGCAGTCGGCCACAGTGAATACGTCGCCCACCGTGAACGTCAGCGCGTTACCGGCGCTGGCGAGGGTGATGGTCGTCGCACCTTCCGAAGCGTTGCCGTTGACCGTGGCGCCCGTGGCTGCGCGGGTGCCCGTGGTGTGCAGCTTGATCGACTGCGACATGTTGATCTCGTCGTAGCCGAGGACGCCTTCACCCATCATACCGGCCTTGAACTGGCGCGAGATGGTATCGACGGGGTTGAAGAGGCCCTTCATGCCTTCGACCAGACCAGCGTTGGCGGCCGGGTTAACGGTCGCGTAGCGGTTCGGCATCATGGCAGCGTACTCGTTCAGCTTCTGCTGGCCCTGGAGCAGGACGAGCGAAGTGGCCGGGGTCGTGCCGGGGGTGCCGACGGACGAGAAGATGCCCTTGTAGGAGTTGGCAACGTCAGCGTCGATGGACGATGCAAGCTGCGAGATACGCGGCTTCAGAACACGATCCGCGAAATCGTCAAGCTGCATGGTCAGTTCGGCCGACGTGAAGTTCACGCCGATGTGCTTCTGGTTGTTGACAGAGAGCGTGGTGAACTGCTCGTTGTCGTCCTGAACCTGAAGGGCTGCACCGTCGGTGACCAGAGCGCGGTCGGGCAGACGGATGCGGAGGGTCGAACCGATCTTGGCGCCTTCGACAGCGAAGCTGTCGTCGTACTGACGGTTCACGTTGCGGGTGATCACCAGGTTGTTCTCAAGGCCAAATGTTCAACTAGGTTCGCTAGACCTAATCCGTTCCTTGCGGAACTGCTGCATGTCACCATGCAGAGCAGACTATCTCTTCACCCTCCATCGAGGGGCTGTGCGCTTTGGACCGCTTGGTCCTACTCCCTTTCGGGATAGTCGTTACACCTTACATTGATGAGGACAAACACCGCCGTTGCGATGCTTCCCGACCTGACAATTCATACATAGCACCTGATAGCCCGGAGGAAAAGCGTTTTTTCGCAGCCACAAATAGAACGCTGTGCCGCTACTGCTGTAAAGGCCGCTGCGGCGCTCTTCGCCGCCGTCATTGTTAATGTGGTCTATGGACAAGAACTTGGGTTCCGTCTCGCCACAACAGGCGCAGATGTAGCCGCCGTAGGCCGCAAATACGGCGTTTCGGGTGTGGTCTTGGTTGCGCTTGGTCTTGTCGCGTTCCATCTGCCGGATACGCGCAACCTCTTCCGGCGTACCTTCAGCCAGCTTGCGGTTACGCCACCCCCTAGAATGTTCTCGGGCCCGCTCCCGATTGGCATCGCGCCACTCTTGCATGCGGCGGCGGTGCCTTTCAGGATCGCGGGCCCGATAACGTTGGGCAGCTTCTCTGTTCTTCTTTCGGAGAAGTTCTTCCGGTGTCAGGTCGGAATTGTTCTCGTCTTTGTCTTGGCTCGGTGTTTTCATGTAACAATCGTAACATGAGGTTCACCGAATTCACACAGTTATTTTTCGAGGGGTTACCCCCAAGGGAGACCTAAAAGTTAATCTCCAGAGCCTTCCGGGTGATCATGTCAATTGTAAGAAGTGAATTGGCCATGACCTATATGGTCCTTTCGTTGGCTTATTTACGACGTTGAGCCTCGTACTTCTTGATCTGGCGCAGCCGTTCCGCTTCGATCCAATCCGACGTTGACATGGCCTTTACAGACCGTGGGTCGGTGGTGTCGTATGCAGGCGCACCAGAGGTGCGGGCCGTAACCGGAGCAATCGGTGCCGGGGCGGTGGAAGTTTTCTTGGCCGGTGGATTGGCGCCGAGTTTGGCTTCAATCTTTCCGATTTCCCGTGCCTGCAAGAGCGGTGATAGGCGCGCAATCCGTTCGGCTTCCTTGGGGTTCGATCCGAGGTAATAGATTACATCGGGGCCGTTATCCGAAGCCTGAATGGTCTGCGCCATCGTTTCCGTGACGGGTAGCTTGGGGTTGTACGCGACCTGTTCAAAGTCGTCGTACTTGTTCCGCGCTTCCTCTTCACGGTCGTGATAGGCATCGAGCGTAGCCTGGCGTTCGGCCTCTGCGTCGCGCTTTGCCAAGAGTTCCTGGGCTTTGCGTTCGGCAAGGGCGTCGGCGTAGGTCTGCGTGTCTGCGAAGTCGTCAGCTTTCAGCGGTTCCGATGGAACGGGCTGGGACTTGGCTTTCTGCGCTTGCTCGCGCTCCCATTTCCGTTGTTCTCTTGCGAGACGTTTGCCGACGATTGCGTCCAGTTCTTCCTGAGTGAAGGTCTTGGATGCTTCCGTGGGCGTCGGTTCCGGCGGTGTATCTGTAACGGCAACAGGTTCAGCCGTGGGGGCCTGTTCCGGCGCGGGCGCACCCGCTAGTTCGTTCTCGTTCATCTAGTCACCTTTCGGTTCCTGGCGTGCCCTGCCAGTAGGGGTTAAACAGTAAGTGTATATGTTACCTATCAAAAGTCAATTGGCGGCTGCACAATCGCCAAACCCAGCCGGCCCAAGGCCACAAAGGGGTCTTGGTCCGTCACGTCAGCGGTGGCGTAGATGGCGTCGATGTCGGCCTGTGTGCAGGGAATTTCCGCCTCAACACACGCATTGTAGACGGCCACGGGGTCACCTGGCTCGGATGAGATCAGGGTCCACACGCCATCTACTTGTTCCCAAACTTGGAACGGCACCATGTAGGCAAACTCCGGCGGGATATACCCCGTCGATACGTAATGCGTTGCGGGGTCGTTGCCGGATGTTGACAGAGGCGTCGTCCACATGCCGGGGCCACCCCCAAACGCAGCGGCAATCGTGCGGGCAAGCGGTGCGCCGGCAGCGGCGATGATGAGCGAGCGAAAGATGTCAGCCATCAATATGCCTTTGTCTTTCCGTTGACCCATGTTTCGGTGTCATCTATCTCTTGTGCTGCGGCGAGGCGACCGAGTAGGATCAGGGAATAGAGTTTCCCCCCGAAATAATAATCCGCGTTTGCCCTTGATGCGATATACAGAGGATAGGTTCCGAAACTTCCTGTTGGCATGTAGCCTGTCAGAGAAAGCGTTTCTGGTGACGCATCTACCCTGAGTTTCAGTTGATTCGCCGGCTGATCTGGAGCAATTGAAAGGTCAATCAG